GGCGCCGGTCCAGGAGGACTCCAGCGCCATGATCGAACGGCTCGACAAGGAGTTCGATGAGTCCGCCAAGGCCCGGATCACACCGACCAGGGGTCAGCTCCGGGCAAAGCACCACCGCTTCATGCTGCTTGCCGCCAATCTCAGCAAGCCGTTTCAGAAGGTGATGCGCGGTTACTTCGATTCGCAGCGGGACATCATCCTCGGCGCCCTATCTCAGTACCAGGGCCAGCGGCCCGGAATGCAGGACCTGGGGATCTCCGAGCGCGATATGAACGCAGCGCTTGAGAAAACCATGTCGCCGCATATCCGCAAGTCCGTTTACGAGGGTCGCGATTCCGAGAACATGATGCTCAAGGATTTTCTCGGCAAGGACGCTCCGGCCGTAAGTGCGAAGGCCGCCCGGATAGAGGATTGGATACGGCTCAAGTCCTTTATGTGGGCCGAGAATATCAACACGTCCACGCTCAAGAAGCTGCAAAAAGTGATGAGTGAAACCATCGCAGAGGGCGAAGGCATCGCTGCGATCTCCAAGCGAGTGGCGGAGGTGTTCGATGTGGAGCGTGACTACCGGACGCTCCGGATAGCGCAGACCGAAGTGATAGCCAGCCTCAACCAAGGCGCCGTCGAAGCATACCGCGACAACGAGCTGATAGAGCGCAAGGGCTGGCTCCCGGCCTATGACGAGGTTACCCGCTCGAGCCATGCCGCCGCCGGTCGCACATATGGCGTGCGCGGTGCGATCCTGATAGACGACAATTTTCAGTTATCAAGCGGCGGCGCCGGTCCCGGTCCTGGCGACATGGGTACGCCAGGAGACTCGATCAACTGCCGCTGCACGATATTCCCTGTAGTTGAAAAGCGTTAGGCATTGTGTTTTTTTCGGTTTGTAGTGTATAATAAATCTAGTCGCGCTGGGGTTGCTCCCGGCTAATGCGCTGAACCGCACGGCTTAAAGGTCTGTTCAGAGGCCATGCCCATCATCGGGTGTGGCTTTTTTGTTTACAGGCCTAAAATTTAGAGGACTATGATAATCAAACTCACCACCGAGCAAAAGAAAAAGCTCATCGCCGCCATCGAGGACGGCAAGGTCATGGCGTTCTATGACGACAACTGGAAGTATCCGGACGACGACTCTCCCGGCTATATCGAATTTGTAAACCGCGTGCGTGGAGGCAGTCAAAAGACAATTCCTATATTAGATATGCTTTTCAACGTCGAACGCGCAGGCGGTTATATTTTGAAGGTCAAATCGGAGGCCATGAAATGAAAGGTAAGCCAGCAAAGAAAATCAAGGCAACGGCCCCGGCCGCGTTCGACAGCAAGGATGTGAAGATACTCGGGACCAAGGAAAGCCCGGTCACTAAGATATTCGATATCACCGACTGCAAGGTCACGCAAGAGAACGGCGTGGTAGTCGTACGCGGCTACGGCAACACCAAGGGGAACAAGGACCGCTATGGCGATATCCCCACCGTCTACGAAGGTGTCCGCAATTACGTCTACGAGATCGGGGAGTTCCTCAAGAACCCGGTCATGCTCCTCGACCATTCGAACCAGGTCAGCCACATCGCCGGCAGCTTCCCGGAGATAGAAGAGGACGCGGTAGGCCTGCGCATCAAGGCCGTGTTCTCCAACTCCGACCTGCCCGAGATCAAGCATGCCAGGACAGTGTTCCTGGAAGGCCACGCACGGGCATTCTCCATTGCCGGCATTTGGCATTTTGAGGACAAGGAAAACCCTAATAATCTTACCTATGCCGAGATCTTCCATATATCCCCGGTCGGTGTGGGCGCCGATCCGAACGCGCTCGGCGATGCCTCTCTCGAAGCGCCTGATCCCGGGAAGGGTGCGGCCGCTGAAGGTGATAAAGCGCCACCCTGGAAATACTGTATCTGTACCGGCAAGGACTGCAGCTACTGGACTCCCAAGAAAGCCGCCGAGGCATGCAAGATGATAAAGTGCCCGGAGTGTGGCTCTGAATTAACCGGCAGCAATGAGAAGCCGAAGAAGTACGTCGAGCCGGAGACCGCCGTTGTTGAGACGGATCCTGCCGATGGCAAGGCTCTAAAGGAAGCGACAGATGCGGCGGAATTAAAGAGGGTACTCACAGAGCTATCCACAGCCGTCGGCGGTGACGAAGGTAAGAAGAAGTTACAGCAGAAGATTCAGGAACTAAAAAAGATCCTAGAAAATAAAAACAGTTAGGAGGAATAGTATCATGGATGAAGCAATGCTCGCAGAGATAGAGAACTTAACGAAGGAAGTACGCGCCAAACTTGACGCGCCCACTGACTTCATAAAGAGGGCGGAAGTGGAAGTGATGCTGGCCGACTTGGTCGCCAAAGCCCACCCCAAAATGGAGTCTCAGTTTAAACTCCCAGCGGATACACTGGAGGGTGTGCTTGAGCGCTTCGATGCGTTTAAGAACCGCTCCGATGCCTACGAGCCGGCCAAGACCTGGACCAGCGAATACGGCAAGAAGTTCAAGGACATGCGCGGCTTCATCACAGCAGCGAGGATGAAGTCCCCCCTCCTGGAAGAGGCCAAAACCGTGATGTCGGAAGGCGACAACGCACAGGGCGGTTACCTGGTCCCGACCGAGTTCAACGCCGAAGTGATCATGCTCGCGCAGAATATGTCGATAGGCCGCAAGGTCGCTCGCGTGTTCCCGATGTCTACCTGGAAGCGCACATTCCCCAAGCAGCTGACCAACGTGTCGATAGCATGGGTGGACGAAGCCGCAGCCAAGACCGTGACCAAGCCGACCTTCGGGCAGCTCACGCAGCAGTGCAAGGTGATGGCCGCTGTCGTAATGGCGACCGACGAAATCCTGCGCGACTCCGCAATCAACATTCAGTCCTTCCTGGCTGAGCTGATAGCCGAGGCGATGGCGCTCGAAGAGGACAGGATACTCTTCATGGGCAACACCGGAGCGGGCGACCCGTTCATGGGCGTGCGCTATGCGGTAGGCGTGGTGGCGAACACGATGGCCGGGGCCTCCCTGCTCTTCAACGACCTCACAGATCTGGAGTTCTCGGTGGCCGAGCAGTATCAGCGTAACGGCATCTACGTGATGCCCAGGGCTGCGCTCTCGCTCGTGATGAAGCTCAGGGACACGACCGGTAACCTGATATGGTCCCGCCCTGTAGAGGGGAAGCCCGGTCTCATTAACGGAAAGCCGTATGAGGTCTCGGACCAGATCACCATCGTCGGCGGAAAGTACCCGGTTCTGTTCGGGTCTTTCAAGCGGCACGCGTACATCTCGCCGCGCACCGGGATGCAGATCAAGGTCTCTCAGGACGCCTACGACGCCAACAGTGGCGAGAACGCGTTTATGAACGACCAGACCTGGCTTCGCTTCACGCAGGCGGAATCAATCGACATCGCCGTTCCGGCGGCGTTCGGTTATCTCGACGCGATATAATCGCAACGGTCGTCGTGCAATTCGTGCGGCGGCCGAGGAGGGAGAATCCTATGATAGTTAAAGTTCAGATAGTAAAGCTCGGCGGCTACGTCTCCGGCGTCAAGACGACCATGGAGGACAAGCAGGCCGAGGCTCACGAGAAGTCCGGGAGCGTGAAGATTCTGTCACAGGAATCCGATAAGCGCTCCCCTGATATGTCCGATAAGAAGCTGGGAGGTAAAGATGGAAAAAATAAATAAGATGTTGCTGGCGTTAGTGTTCGCCGTAGCAATGACCGGATGCTTCGCAGCGCCGGTCGCAGCGCAGACGGTGTTCACCTACACGGTGAGCGCCTCGACGTTCCCGGTGGATAACACTGTGGACGCTGCCAACCCGGTGGCCGCGCAGATAGCCAACAACGCCGCCATCGAGCAGATATGGATCTCGGCGTCAAGCACAGCGACCGCGCAGACCGTAAGCATTTACGAGAACTGCACGTCCTCGACTGCCATATCCCTGGTCTGGCGCGGCTACATTGCGGCTGGCGCGTCGGTAGCAATACCTTCATTCCACCTGCAGTACCCGCTGGCGCCCGCTCTGTTCTACCTGACCAACGCATGTTTCAGGAAGTCAGATACCGGCAGTGACGTTCAGTTCAACGTCAACTACCAGTAGCGGCTCGGGATCATTGAGACTGCCCTCCGGCGTTAATAGCGCCGGGGGGATAGTTTAGAGGTATGTCATGGCTGTTTTAGCTGCTGCAAACGCTCTCACCACGGTCGCAGATGTTAAATACACCTGGGGCCGCAAGCAGGCCGATGTCGGCGACGACGACCGGATCCAGACGCTGATTAACACCCTCAGCGGCCGGATAGAGGAATGGTGTGGGCGCAAGTTCAAAGAGGATACATATACCGACGAGGTCTATGACGGCCCGGACGGTTATAACCTTTTCCTCAAGCAGTACCCGTTGACGAGCGTGCCGGTGGTTAAGCTTGATGGTGTCGTCGTGGCCGCAAGCAACTACTACGTATACGCGGAGAGCGGATATATCCGAGGCTCGTGGATCCCTGGACACAGGAATTACACGGTGACATACAAGGCCGGCTATGCGATCATCCCTGCAGGCCTCGCTGAGATCTGCATCGAGTGGTGTGTGATCCTACTCGAGGGCCGCATGAAGGACGCAAAGATGGACGGCGATGTCGAGCCATACGAACCACAGAATCTAATGCTGGGGCTTTCGCCGTTTAAGAGGATGGACTTCTGATGATAAAGCTAAAGGTTGATTTCGAATCGGCGAAGATCCTCAAGGCTTTGAAGAAGTTGGATGATTATATCCACGAGACAACCCTGAATTTCATCAAGGCGGAAGGCCCGGAAATGGAGCGCGAGATAAAGCAGTCCATGAAGGTGGGCGGCAGGAAGAAGCGCCCCGGTCCCAGAGGCGGTAAAGTGAGAGTACACAGTCTCGCCGGCCAGGTGCCTTTCGTCCAGTCCGGCGTCCTAAAGAGTTCAATAGGATCCAAGCTCCATATCGGTAAAAATGATGTGTCCCTGGATATCGGTGCTATACGTGGCGGCAAAGAAGTTAAATATGCGAAAGGTCTAGAAACAGGCACGAGCAAGGTGGCAGCGCGGCCGTGGCTCATGCCGGTAGTCAAGCAGCACATAGATACGTGGGGGAGAGAACTCGGAATTAAAGTCCGGGCGATAAAGCCCTGACCAGTCGTTAAAAATGAGGAGTTATAAAATGAAAAAGGTAATAATAATTTCGCTCTTGATGCTCTCCGCGTTAATGTTCTCGTCCCGGGCGGAGGCACAGTTCAGTCCAGTGACCCGGGTGACGCAGT